AGCTTGTGCAGCTTTCATTTCAGGTAGTGCCATTATTTTACTCTTCCATAATTAGACTGAGCCTTTGTCTGATCTGCTATAAAGTTAGAATCATCTTGAGATTTTATCTTCTTAAATGTTTCCATCTTCTGTGTTAGCAGATACCTAGATGGATCAATAACATTACCTTGGTTAAGATTGCTAACATAGGTACTGGTATTAATTAAGTTATGGTATTCAGCGGGTGTCATTTTTTTCATTAGTTTAAACTCTGCCAAGATGTTTCTGATCCAAGACTTACATATCCTTTGTACTTACCACTGCTGGCTGAATATGCAATGTCTCCTTTACGTGGTCTTCCAATGTCTGTCACAGTAATTACTGTATAAATATTAGTAGATGGTGCTGCATCTACCAATACATCTCTATTTTCTAGTTCATTAGTTAAGAGAGCAGACCAAGTTTCTAAAGTCGTATATAGTTCTCTTAACTCGTCGTTAGTTACACCATTAAAGCTTGTTGGAAATGTTGGGTATCTTGCCACTATCTTTCCCCATCACCTTGAGATGCTATTCTGACTGATCCCCATTGCCAGCTAGACCCCTGTGAACTACAAGATACCCTAATTTTTGCTTGCCTTCCCCTTGCTCTAAAATTAATCTTATCTGTCAACTGTGTGACATCAAACTCTTTAGTTATTTCTTCGTTACTTTCTGGATACTTCTTAGTAATAATCTTTACTCTTAACTTACCTGTGTTTAAATCAAAGTCAGGAATTAGTTTATTCATAAATAATATTTTATTACCATCGTCTACATCAAAGTCAGCAGACTCAATGAAAGAAGTAATTGTTCTATTGTTCTCTGTAAAGTAATCTGCTGGTTCATTGTTGAATAATTTATTATTACCTGTAGATGCACCGCTATCATTAATAGAAACACCTGTAGTAATTGTATTACCAAAGACTTCTTTATCTGCGAATGTAGTGAATACTCCTGTACCATATGTCCAGTAGTTGTTCTCAGGTGAATATATTACATAGCTATCACACTCTGTTACTCCTGATTCATCAGAAGCATACAACCATATGATCTCTTTAAACTCTGAATTAACGCCTGTAAATACTTTATCTTTATATTTTACATTGAGTCTATCAAAGATAAACTTACGTACTGTACAATCAAGAGTTCTTACTTGACCATCAAACTTATAGAAGTTATCATAGCCCATCCAATAAGGCACACCATTATAATCTACTACGCCATGTTGAGCCATTAAACCACAGTTAGTACCAGCAGGAGTAAACTTAAAAGTAAATGGAGGTCCAGCAAATGTCATTACCCACATTGCATTATCAGTCCAAATACTGATAGCACTCTTGGAACGAGTTGCCCCTACAATCTTAGTACCATCAGTCAAGACTACCTCACCAGATGTAGAACTAACTGAAGGAACCCAGTTACTACGATTGTCTTGATCAGACCAACGCACCAACATAGGATTAAATGTACCACTTACTGTAGCATCAGCAGCAAATTCATTTGCACCTAAAGCAATAAGATGTCTATCATTAGGAGATACAATAATTGAGTTGACACTGATTGGAGAAGTTGTTATAGAAGTAGCCCTTATAGGTGTAGTAGACGCATCACTACTAAAGTAGAATATATTACCACCATTCCTATTAGCTACCACATCATCACCCCAGTTGTCAAGGCTCCATTGTGATATATCAAAAACTAAATCAGTTGCATCAGCACTTGCTGCTTCATTCCATGCTCTTGTCTGAGAAGCACATACACCAGCTTGGAAGAGTGCAGCACCATAACCAGTACCCGCTACTGCTATAGAGTTACCTGTAGGCAGTAGATAGTTAAAGGTTGCTGATCCTACATCACTGCCTGTTGCGTTGGCAGCACCGCTTACACTAATTGTAAATACATTTGCACTTGCTACAGAAGTAATAGGATATACATTAGTACTTAAACTTACAGCATTGAAAGCAGCAGTTGAAGTAAACAGTACATAGTTACCTACTACCTGTCCATGTCCAGCATCAGAACAACATACTCTTGTTTCTCCACTGGAAGTACCAAAACAGTTTGCCAAGGTAACTGCTGTAACAATAGGAGTGATGTCTACAATCCTATCTCCATCATGTTCATAGAGTTTATCAGGAGTTCCAAAGACTGCTCTCTTCTTACTATTGGCTCCACTCTTATAAGTAATTAAATCTCTAGCACTTCCATCAAAAGCAACACTTACTTTAGTCTCATACCCACGCATGTTCTCAGGTTTACCAGAACGAAAGCGTACATGATTACCATCAAACCAATTACCTTCTTCTTCATATTGAGTAGATTCTCTATGAAGTCCGGCCTTTAGATTAACTTTAGATAAAAACGCCATTAACTATTACCTATCAAAATCATTCAATAATACTGCATCTACTTTATCAGAAGCTCTAACAGAGAATACTAGTAAGTCTACTGCTGCTGCTGTTGTAGTCAGGGTAGGAACTGCTCCACCTGTAAACTGAAAGACAGTATTATAAGCTAATGTTCTACTACCTGTGCCATCTTGGTGTACATAGATATGTCCTGTCTGTCCTGCTGTTAGATTAGTAGGCGCAGCCAATGTTCTATTAGCACCAAGAGTAACTACAAATTGATTACCTGTGTTAAGGTTCATAACAATAGAAGCTGCATCTGCAATAGTTGTAAAGAAAGATTTGATAGCACTTCCTATTGTAACTATACCATTCAGTGCTACTGTACCTCCCAAGACTGTGTTACCACTTACTGATACATCATCTTCAAAAGTAGCTTTACTTACAAAACTAGACGTACCTGAGACAGTAACAGTTGAGTCAAACTTAGCTGCTCCTGTTACTTGTAAACTTCCAAATGTAGCATCTGATTGATCTACATTATATACAGAAGCTCCATCACAAATAACATGTTGGAATAAAGTAGATGATCTATTTAGTGTGACACCTGTGTTACCTGCTACTCGCATCATCACTACATCACTGGCAGCATTGGCTGATACTTTATTAAGCACAGCATATGCCTTAGTTTTATTAGGAATGACCAAGAAGATAGAAGTAGCCGCAGTTCCTACTGATCCCTTAACTTCTAAGAAAGCAGACCGTGACTGATCATCAGCACCATCATTGGCTGTTAAGTTAACAGTAGCTGCACTACCAATTGATATAGTAGTATAACCAGCAATGGCTTCATCAGCAAGACTAATAACCCCATCATTAAGGATTTGGCCCCAACTGTTAGGGTTTTCGCCATCCCCTTGTTTAGTAAGTCTTAGATTTGTTGTATATGTACTCGCCATTTAATCTCTCCTGAAATAATACCGTATCATTTAATTTGTACTCCCAAGTAATGTACTTCCTGATAAAGAAGTAAATGTTACAAAAGAACTATAACCATCAATTGCTGCTCCGGCTGATCCACCAGTGCCTCGCCCTGAATGAGCAGTACCATCACCGCCAGCAGCACCCAAAGCACCACCAGTGGCACCAGCATAACCTGTCTGATTGCCGCTGTGTGGTCCTTGTGTAGTACCTGCTGCACCACCAGCACCACCAGCCGTTAAAGTCCCATCTGCACCGGGTTCACTAGAGTTAGTAGCCCATCCAAAACCACTATCACTTGTAGCAGAAGTACCGCCGGAACCTACTATGTGTCCAGCACCTCCACCACCGCCTCCTCCGCAGCCTGTGTCACCATAGTAGTCTGCGCCAGTACCACCACCGCCACCGCCGCCACCACCAGAGCCAATTGTCCCAGCATTTTGTATTTGAATAGAAGTCTGCACATTCATAGCAGACCCACCATTAGTACCGTTGTTGGCTCCAGAATATCCACCCTGTTGATAGATACCATTACCACCATCACCACCGGCACCTACAATATAACCATCAGAAGCTATACTAACTTTAATAGAAGAGTTAGACCCCCACCCATCTCCTGTATCAAAAGCATAAGATGAATTAGCACTACCACCCATAACACTTCTAACATTAAGATTTACTCTTAGGTTAGCTGCTACACTATATCCTAAAGCAGAGACTGCATTTCTTAAATTATAATCAGTAACTGTTGTAGTTACAAATATATTTATTTCAGGTGCTGCCATTAATAAAAAGTTATGGAACGCTGACATTAATCTTTTACCCTATTATTAAGTATTTATATTTTCTATACATTCAGAAGTTGTTAGTTCAGCAGTATCTACTTTACTAATTAACTCCTCTATTTGAGTTCTTATAAGTTTCGCAAAGGTATCTATCAGGAAATAGCCCTGTTACTCCTTTCTCAATCACTGGTATATTAAGAGGAGCCAATGCAATGTAAGCGATAACACTTATATAATAAAACATTTTATTATCGTTATGAAGGGATATCCGGCCAAGTGACGTTGCCTAACACGCCGTTGCTGTCCAAAGTTGGATTTGGGCTTGTTTCTGGGATGTTGCGGAGCGATTGGCGATAGTTCTTCCAAGCGTCCGTCAGAGTGAGGTCGCTGGATGCTCGCCAGTCACAGTCGGCCAGTTTTCTGTCTCTTTGCCTCCGCACCTCTGCCCAAATCTCTGAGGTTGTCGGCGCTGGTCGCTTAACAACAGCCGAATCAACATAGGTGTCGGCTGTTGTCGTGTTATCTGGGACAGTCACCCACACTAAATCTTCATGGACCGGGAAAGTCGCACTGCCATCAGGCAATATCTCACAAATGCGCTCGTTGTGAATTAGGGCTAATTTAGTCATTATGC